CTATGTCGTTGAAGATTATGGCTGCGCAGCGTTTGCCGAAAACATTGAGATGGGAGCATAGCCATGACATCACCCGCCCATAAACGCTTTCATGGTGTTTTAGCGGCAGCGCGGGGAACGGATTCCCCCTTAAGCGCTCGCTCCGAAAACACCTACGAGCTCATGCTCATGCAGCTTACCGAGCATCGCCGCATCTTAAAAACGGTGCAGGCGCTCGCACGTAAGCTGCAGGCAAAGTCGCAGTTCTTACCTGAATATGATGCCTATATCGATGGCACCATTAAGGGCGACAGTGGCGTGCAGGATGAAGTGTTCGTCACTGTGCTGCTGTGGCATATCGATGTCGGCAATATCGACCGCGCCATTGAGCTGGCCGCATACGCGCTTAAACATGATCTGGTTATGCCAGACCGTTTTGAGCGCAATCTGGCTTGCACCATTGCCGAAGAAATTGCCGAAACCGCCGCGCGCGTGATTGAAACCGAAACACCGGTGGCCAGTTCGCAGCTAAAAGCTGTGCTTGAGCTTACGGCCGAGTGCGACATGTACGACGAAGCGCGCGCTAAGTTGCTGCGTCAAATGGGGCAAGCATTTGAAGCTGAAGGCGAGTTAACCGCTGCGCTCGACGCCTATCAACAAGCATTGGCCCTAAACGATAAAGTGGGTGTGAAGAAGTTTATCGAGAAAGTCACTCGTGATCTTAAGAACGCCGACAAACAAACAACCGAAAGCACTGAGCCCTCAGAATCACAAGGCAGTGCTGGTTAACCGAGCGACCCTCGCAACCCGTGCGGCGCTGGCCAAGTAGCGTTATCCAATTCACTACTTAAGCCAGCCCACCGCACAACCTAGCCGCAAGCAGGTAAACATGAGTTTTATCGCCCCAGCCACTAGCGCAGCACCAAGCACGATTACCAACAGCCCGTTTTGGCCTGATTTTCATTTAGCGACATTGCGCGATGCCATGCGCCTTGATGGCACAGTGACAAACGCACGACTTGAGCACGCAGTCATCAATGCAGCACTGCAGACAAACAGTGATCTCAAGGATTGGCGCATCGGGCAGCAAATCTTGGGCTTTGACGATTTAGAACAGGTGCCAGCCGAGCAAATCAATGGCCAGAGCATCTATTTGCAATTGTATTTACGCGCTGTTTACTGCCTCACCAAAGCCAATCTTATTGAGCGTTATAGCGATTTTGATAGCACGGCCAAGGGGCTAAAGGCGGGTGAAGTGCTCGGCGATAGCGTTGATGATCTTCGCCGTGATGCACGCTTTGCTATTCGCGACATCTTAGGCGAAAGCCATGTCACGGTGGAACTCATTTAATGAGTAGCTTGCAGGCAGTGCGCAGCATCGAGGGCGATACCGTCGATAAGATTTGTTATCGATACCTTGGGGCAACGGCTGGGATCACTGAGCAAGTGCTAGACGCTAACCCGCAGCTTGCCGCCATCGGCCCGATATTGCCAAACGGTACGCGAGTACTTCTTCCTGTGCAGGTGGCCGCGCCGACACAGCCAAACTTTATTCAACTATGGGATTAATGATGAGCGAGCCAATTTCAGCGACATCAGCGACATCTGCAGTCGTCACCGCCAGCGTGCTGACACTAGTGCCAGGGGCTGAGCCTGCAGTCATGATCGGCGCGTTTACCGGTGCCGTGTTGTTCATTATTTCGAATGACGCAGCGGGGAATTATCAGCGTATCGGACTGTTTATTGTGTCATTTTTGGGCGGTGTACTGTGCGCCAACTGGGCCGCCAATGCTTTGAGCGCATTACTGCCAGATGCCTTGCAGGTCAATGTGGGCATGGCGGCACTCATTTCATCCGCCTGTGTTGTGCGCATGCTGCAGTATTTTATGAAACTCACCAATAACCCAGAAAGTTGGCTCAATGCCCTACGCGGGCTTAGGGGGAAATGATGCTGATCATCAATGCCATTATTTGCAGTTTGATTGTGTTGCGCCTGGCGTTGTTTGTTCGAACAGGGCGGCATCGAATCTTCATCAGCATCTGCGCCTATCTCATCACCGTTGCCGCAGGCATTGAGGTCATTCTCACTGTGTATGGCGTCGCCACCGTGCCAAGTTATGCTGAGATTTTTTTAAAAGCCACGCTCTGCATCGCCATTTTCCAAGCGCGGGGCAATGTTGCGCATCTTCTGCAACCAAACTCGAAAAAAGTTGGTAGCAGGCTAGTGCGCATGCCCCGTGCACAAACATTCAAAACCAAACATAGGTAATCGAGATGACCCTAAAAAAAGGCAGCAATGGCACGGCAGTGCGTGATTTACAACAACGGCTCAATGCCGCTGGCGCGTCATTAACGGTAGATGGTTGGTTTGGTGATGCAACCCAAAAGGCCATCGAGCAATTCCAAGACAAGCAAGACTTACCGCGCACCGGCTACGCAGGGGTAAGAACGCTGGCATTGCTCGCCGGCGAAAGCCGCAGCAAGTTTATTCAGCACTCACAATTAGCTGACGCTGCAATGGTGCTGGGTGTCTCGTTTGCCGCCATGGCCAGCGTGGCAGAAGTGGAATCCAACGGCTTTGGCTTTTTCGCCTGTGGTAGGCCCACGATTTTATTTGAGCGACACGTATTTTATCGCGAGATGCTGGAACAAGGTGCCGCAGCGGCAGAGCTTGCGGCTAAATACCCGAATATTTGCAACCCAGCCCGTGGCGGTTATACCGGCGGCAGTGGTGAATATCAACGGTTTGCTATTGCGTACCAGCTTAATCCAGAGGCCGCTATTTGCGCCTGCAGCTGGGGTATGTTTCAGATAATGGGCTTTCATTGGCAAGCCTTGGGCTATCCGTCGCCGCAGGCCTTCAAGCAAGCTATGGATATTTCAGAGGGGGAGCAGCTCAAGGCTTTAGTTAAATTTATCGCGGCGGATCCTGTGTTGCATAAGGCACTCAAAGCGCGTAAGTGGGCCGAATTTGCCAAGCGCTACAACGGCCCCGCCTATAAAGAAAATGACTACGACATTAAATTAGCGCGCACGTATCAGCAGTTTACAGACGCGAGTCAGCAGCAGGGCGACGATAATGTTGTCGCTGCTTAGCCGGTTTATTCAGCCATTTGCAGGCTATTTAATTGTTGCCGCCATCGGGATTGCACTCACCATGGCGGGCGTGATTTATCAGCAGCAAGAGCGACTGAGTCAGTTGCAGCAGACGCAGGGCGCAATGCTGCAATCGCTGACACAAACATCACAGTTCTATTTTGACTTAAAGCAGCTATCAGCCGAAAACCAGCAAGCGCAGGCAGAGCTGCGAACGCAGCTAGCCAGCGTGAGCAGCACTAGCCAATACCGGAAAAATAAAATCGAGGAGCTAAAACGTGAACTTAGCGATGTTAAAGCCTGGGCTGATGCTCAGTTGCCTGATGCTATTCGCCGGCTGCACCAGCGCCCCGCCATTAGTGGCAGTGCAGAGTACCGTCGTTGGTTGTCCACTCGTGATCCCTTGTCTGTTGCCCGCGAGCAACCCCATCAGCAATCAAGGGATAAGCAGTGAGTTCGATACTTGCGAAACGGCTTGGCATGACTGCGCCGCGCAAATCGATATGATCATCGAGTGCCAAACTAAACAACAAGCTAAACAGAAAGTTAAGCAGCAAGCCAAAGAATTAAGTCAGAAAGAAGGGAAACGCCATGAATAAACCGGCGCAGCTGCGTGAGCTGTTATCTAGCCAGGTTCCCCACTTGCAACAAAACCCTGATTGCCTGCATGTCTTTATCGAGAACGGCAACATCATCGCCACCGGTGCGGGGCAAAACCTCAGCTTTGAATATCAATTCAACTGCGTATTAATCGTGACCGACTACGCCGCCCATGCTGATACGCTCATCGTGCCGATTTTAGGTTGGCTTGCATCGCAGCAACCCGAGCTGCTATTTAACCCGGACAAGCGCGAGGCTGGCTTTAAATTCAAAGCCGAAATTATTAATAACACCACTGCTGACATCGAAATTGTGTTGGCACTTACTGAGCGCGTAAAAGTAGTCGCGGGTGATGGGATGCAGCTTGAGGTAACACACTTACCGGAACCAGTGTTCAATGACGAAGCCATCGATTGGACACTTTACACTGACGGAATTGAAGTACCATGGCCACCGACGATTTAAACCGACTGAATGAGTTATTTGACGGGCTAATACAGCAATTATCCCCTGCAGCGCGCAAGCAACTCAGCCGCGATATTTCAAGACGCTTACGAGCAAGCCAGGCGCAGCGGATTAAGCAAAATACTGCGCCAGATGGTTCGGCATTTGAGGCGCGAAAGCCTCAGCCTACATGGGCGAAAAAGCTTGGGGCGATTAAAAAGAAATTGATGTTCCAGAAGATCATCAGGCAAAAATACTTAAAGCCTGTATATTCAGCATCTGCAGCCAGTGTTGGGTTTACGGGGTTTATTTCCCGCGTAGCGACCGAGCATCAATACGGGCTTAGAGGGCGGATAAACGAGCGGATATCGGCACAATATCCGCAGCGTGAGTTGTTGGGGTTTACGGTTGATGAACAGAACATGATAGAAGAAGCCATCGTTAGGCATTTAGCGATGATGGTCTAAATCTATCCACCAACTCATATCTGAAACAGCTTTGGGACAAATGCATGTTAGCTCATCAGCTATAACTGGTAAATTTCAAAAAATTTCTATTGGGTAACGCCGCGCTAAGCGGACTAAAATTGTGGGTTAAAATGTGTAGCGAAGCGAAATGAAACGTAACGTAACGCACTGTTTTAGTTGAGTTTAACCGCCTTGTTAGTTTTCATTTTCAGCCAAAACAAAATCACCATCACTAATTCTTTTCATCATTTTAAATGGAAAATTATCGAAGAATTGCTCAACAGCTTGAGTGCTCACTTTATCTATATGATTTAGATGCCCCTCAGCTAATTGCAGAGCTATCATTTCCTTTGTAATCTTAGTAAATGTATCAACTTCTGAAAGCAGCCATGTTTTCTGACCTCTTTCAAAAAACTCGTAAGGTAATTCATCAAGACTTAAATTTTCTATGTCATGATTCTTATCTTTATTGAGCTCTATTAAAATAAACTCAAAAAAGTCACAAAGGTACGAATATAAAAGATGAGTATGAAAGACAAAATAATTATCCGCGAAATTAATGTTGTTATTATACTTGTTCGAATACATGTAATGAGGCTTGATTAAGTCATCTAAATTAAAGTCATATGCTTGAAAACAAATTCTATTCTTAACTTTGTCGTCATTAATATAGAATGGGTTAACTGTAATTCCACCATGAACAATTTTATTTCTAATTTCATTTAAGTCTCTATACCAGCCTAACTGCAAGGCATCTAGGTTATCGGCATAATCCTCAAAATGTTCCTCCAAATAATCATACTTATTTTTTGATTTTTTGTCAGGGAAAATTAGCTTATCTGCTATTTGATAAACAATATCCCAAATAGTACTAATCTTGTAATAACAATATTCAACTGAACTAATACTGACCACAGAAGTTTGATCATATTCTTTAATAAAATCTTCATCTTTCTGGATCTTATTAATATGAGCAATGGTGTAAAATAGTTTTTTGAAGTGTGTTTTCAAGTTTTTAAAAAGAAATAGAATCTTCTCATTGTCTAGAAGGTCTGGCTCGTATTTATTCAAATACATTATGATTTTATAAGTTGGACTATCAACTCTTTTCGCATTTATATCCATTACACGATCCTATTTGAAAGCTAACATTTTATTAGTTCGCATGCGCGTTTACCTCATTAGACCAGTGAAACGCGCACAGTTAACTGCCTGTATGCAAAGAACTTATCAGTTTTTTATCAAATACACCATCCGGAAAAACGCGCATGCGCGTTTTCCAAACCTATTAACTAATTTTAGAAAGAGATATACAAATGATTTTAAAGGGTTTTGTTAATTATATGCTGGATAAACGCGCAAACTAATGAGTTTAAAAACACTCAAAAGCATCTAAATTTAAATACGACTGTATACCCATACATTGTTAGTCGCTTTACGATAGGGCCAAACATTTGGTAAATAGATGAGATTTTGTAGGGCAATTTAATCGTCAGTTTTCAATTCACTAAATGAATGCCAGCCAGCTTTGGGGCAGAAATGATTTTAAATTTATATCTTGCGCTATAACTTCCCACATACCACCCAAACCGCTAGCGGCTAGCCATACAACTGGCAACCATAGCCGCATGAACACTGCCGCAGCTATCGCTGAACTCACACGCCGTATCGATAACCTTTTGCGTATTGGCACCGTTGCCGAAGTAAAGGGCGATTCGTGCCGCGTAAAAACAGGCGAGTTACTTACCCAGTTTCGCCCCTTTTTTACCCGCCGTGCCGGCAAGGCAAAAACCAGCTGGCGGCCAACGGTGGGTGAGCAGGTCATGTTGCTATCGCTTAGTGGTGACCTCACAAACGCTTACATTCTGCCTGCGCTTTATAGCGATGAAAACCCAGAGCCTGACGATAACAACAATCGTGAACGCACTGTTTATCCAGACGGCGCGGTGATTGAGTACGATCCAGATACCAGCGCGCTTAAAGTGACGGGTATTAAAACCGCCACCGTACAGGCGAGCGAGCGGGTGACTATAGACTGCCCTAACTCGGAGTTTACAGGCAATGTGCTGGTCAAGAAAAAACTCACTGTAGAACAGGGCGCCAAGGTCACGGGCGCGATTGACCACACAGGCAAGCTGACTAACAACGGTGGGGCAAGCATCGATGGCATTAACTTTGGTACCCATAAACATGGTGGTGTCGATGCCGGCTCTGGCACGTCGGGAGGCCCGCAATGAGCACCAATGAAAAATGGCAAGGTATGAATCGCTTGACCGGCCAAAGCATTAGCGAGTCGCAGCATATCAGCCAAAGTATCCAGGACATATTAACCACACCATTAGGTTCGCGCGTGATGCGTCGTGACTATGGTAGCGCCATTTTTGAACTTATCGACCAACCCCAAAGCGCCGCGGTAAAGCTGCAGATTATGGCGGCGGCAGTTATCGCGCTAACCCGTTGGGAGCCGCGTATTCGCATTACTGAGATTGAACTTATCAGTGGCGGTAACAACGGCAAAGTGCAATTCAACTTAGTGACCGACCGCATCGACACTCAACGCGCCCAATTATTCGAGGCCACCTATGGCTGAGCTCATTGACCTTTCTAAAGTTCCTGTGCCTGACATTATCCAGCCGCTGAGCTTTGAGCAGCGCTTTGCTGCGCTCAAGCAATTACTGATTGAAATCGACCCCAGCTA